ATATGCTAACATCGACACTGCATCTAAGAAAATGTATGAGCTTGCTGGTGATACAACAGATCCAGGCGGTTATTACTACATAGCAGTTACTTTCAGTGCTGCTGGTGGAACAATCGGAACTCTTTCTTGGAACATCACTTACGTTGTTAATTAATACGCAGTTATCTGCAATTAGATTAGGCGGTGAAATATCCGCCTGATCGCTTAGAGAATTTTAAATGAAATATATTTTAGTTTTATATATGTGTTCGATGCTGAGTAATTCTTGTCCATCAAGTACGATCTCAGGTTATCAATTTAAAAATCATTATGATTGTGTCAACGCTGGTTATGCGATTGCACAAAACACATTTAGAAACTTAGAAGCAATAGAAGAATACAATAGAGACTACATTGAACAAAGTAAGATTGTAGTCAAATTTGAATGTAGAGAATTAGGAGGAAATGTATAATGGCATCTGTGGTGGACATCTGCAATAGCGCACTGAATTTATTAGGAGCATCAACAATCTCAGCTTTAACTGAAGATAGTAAGAATGCTCGTTTATGTAATCAAAGATTTGAACCTATCAGAGATAGAATGTTTAGATCGCACGCTTGGAATTGTTTAACTAAAAGAGTTCAACTAGCAAAAGATAGTGCAGCTCCAGTAGTAGAATTTGCAAATCAATTTACTTTACCAACTGATTGCTTAAGAGTTTTAAAAATACACAACGGAACAACCGATAGTATTGCTTCATCAATAGATTATAAAGTTGAAGGTAGGAAAATAAAAACTGACGAAGGAACAGTTTTCTTAGTTTATATTGCAAAGATAACTGATCCAAACGAATACGATACTTATTTAATTGAGGCTCTTGCTTCAGCGATTGCTGCTGACTTAGCTTATGCAATTACAAACAATGCTACTTTAGCAAATAATTATCAAAACCTTGCGGACGAAAGATTGAGAGAAGCTAGATTTATTGATGCTACTGAAAATAGTTTAGGAACTATTGAAAGCAGCGAATTTACAGATGCGAGATTATAATGCCACGAACAACACTTGCTTTAACAAGTTTTGTTTCAGGTGAGCTTGGTGCAAAGTTAGACGGAAGAACTGACTTTAACAAGTACGCTACTGGAGCAAAAACTTTAGAAAATTTTTTAGTACATCCTCAAGGATCTGCAACAAGAAGAGTTGGAACTCAATTTATTGCTGAAGTAAAAAGTAGTGCAGCTAAAACAAGATTGATACCTTTTGAATTTTCAACTGTTCAAACTTATGTACTTGAGTTTGGTAATCAATATATGAGAGTGTATAAAGATAAAGGTCAGGTTCAATCAGGTGGATCTGCTTTTGAAATATCTACTCCATATTTAACTGCAGAATTATTTGACATTAAGTTTTCGCAAAGTGCTGATGTAATGTACATTTGCCATCCAAACCACTCAGCTCGTAAGCTTTCAAGAACTGGACATACGGCTTGGACTTTAACAGAAATAGATTTTACAGATGGACCTTACTTATCTGAAAACACTACATCGACTACACTTACACCTTCAGGAACGAGTGGCAGCGTAACTATCACTGCTTCGGCAAGCACTTTTGCTGCAACTGACGTTGGAAGATTAGTCAGCTTTTCAAACGGAAGAGCAAAGATAACTGGATTTACATCTGCAACCGTTGTTGCTGCTACTACTCAAAAGAATTTTGATAACACAAATGCAGTAACCGCTTGGAAGCTCGGAGCATTTTCAGGCACTACTGGACATCCATCCTGCGTTTCATTTTTTGAGCAACGATTGGTATTTGCTGGAACAAATGCAGAGCCACAAACTTTGTATTTTTCTAAAGCTGGTGATTATGAAAATATGACTACTGGCACTAATGCCGATGATGCAATGGTTTATACAATTGCTTCAAACCAAGTAAATAGAATTAGATATTTAAAATCAGTAAGAACTTTAATTGTTGGTACGACTGGCGGTGAATTTACCGTAAGTGCGGATGGGACGGACGCAGCAATAACACCAACAAATATTGTAATTAAAAAACAAAGTTCTTATGGAACTGCTAATGTTGATGCTCAGCCTGCTGGATCTTCAATATTATTTTTACAAAAAGCAAAAAGAAAAATTAGAGAATTAACTTATAACTTTGATGTCGATGGTTATGTTGCTGCTGATCTTACAATCTTAAATGACATAGTAACTAAGTCAGGTATAAATGAAATGGCTTATCAGCAAGAGCCTGATAGTATTTTATGGTGTGTTCGTGAGGATGGTGAGTTTGCTGGTTTAACTTATCAAAGATCTGAAAATGTAATTGCTTGGCATAGACATAAATTAGGCGGAACTTTTGGAACTGGAGCAAGTGCAACTGGATATGGAGTAGTAGAAAGTGTTGCAAGTATTTCAGGTGAACTAACTGAAGATGAACTTTACGTAATAGTTAAAAGAACAATAAATGGAGCTACTAAAAGATATGTAGAAGTTTTTGCTCCTTTTGATTTTGATGAAACACAAAGTACAGATTTTAGATTTTTGGATAGTCATTTAATTTATAGTGGCTCTTCAACCACCACGCTGAGTGGTCTTTCACATTTGGAAGGTCAGGTTGTTTCTATTCTAGCGGATGGAGCAACTCACGCTGACAAAACAGTTAGCTCAGGCTCGGTATCACTTGATCGATCAGTGACGAGTGCGGTGGTCGGATTAAAATATGATAGTGTTTTACAAACTATGAGAGTTGAAGGCGGAGCTGCTCAAGGAACGTCTCAAGGTAAAGTAAAAAGAATTTCAAAAGTAGTTTTAAGATTATTTGAAACTGTTGGTGCAAAAGTTGGACCAAGTTTAACAGAATTAGAAACTGTTCCTTTTAGAACAACATCATCACCTTTAGGTCAACCAGTTTCAACTTTACTAGCTGGTGATAAGACAATTGAATTTAGAGGTGACTTCGATAGTGACGGATTTATTTTTGTTAAACAAGATCAACCTTTACCTTTAACGGTACTGGCTATCTATCCAACTCTAGTAACAAGTGACGGATAATTTTGAAATAGTTCCTTACAATACTCAGCACGGTGACGAAATGATTGAGTTTGGATTGAACGATAAATTAATGGATATAGATGCAAACTTTACAGAAAATCGGATCGACTTTGCTTTGGTTGGGTTATCTTTTACTTTACTACACAATAATAATCCTGTGTGCAGTGGCGGCATTGTTCCTTTATGGAATGGAGTTGCTGAAGGTTGGGTTATCTCAAGCAAAAGAATTTATAAAGAAAGAATTAGAGCATCGAGGTTAATTAGAAAAAGAACTGATTTACTTTGTGCAGCTAACAAGATTTGGCGATTACAAACTGCAGTTAAATCAAATTTTAAAACTGGTTTGAGATTTGCAGAATTTTTAGGATTTAAAAACGAAGGTCTAATGAAAGCTTACGGACCTGATAAAACGGATTATTACAGAATGGCGAGGATTTATTTATGAGTTTTATAGGAAATTTCGCTGCGGCTAGAGCCTATAAAGCAACTGCAGCATATAACAGAGAATTATATATGATGCAGTCAAGACTGCGTGAGGCTAAAACAAAACAAGCCAAAGCGGTTTATGACAGATTAGATCGACCAAGATTATTAAAGAAACAAGATAGTGATTATGATTTTTTATTTGTACGTGCTTTAAAATCAGGTGCAGAAATTAGATCAGGTGAAAGCCCATACTTAGCTTTATTAGAAACAAGAGTTAATCAAACTACAGATCTTGCAATAGCAGATTTTAATTCAAGACAAGCTTACTATGATGGAATGAACCAAAGTTTATTAACTGCATTTAAAGGTGAAGGTGAATTGTTCAAAGGTAAAGTTATGGCTCAATCTGAACTTATCAAAGGACTTGCAACTGCTGGCGGTAATTACGCTTCAACTGGATCACTATTAGGATAAGAAATGGCAGTATTAAAAATTCCACAATCAGAATTAAAAGCTAATACTGGTGAAGTAACTAGAATATCAGATGCAGCTTTACCAATGAGTTTAGCAAAAGCTTATGGTCAAGCTATTGGTGAAGTAGGAAAACAAGTTCAAAAAGTTGCAAAAGAACAAAAAGATATAAACGATCAAATAACTCTAAATGAAATGGTTAGAGATGCGATTGTTCAAATGGAAAAGGTTAGAGCAGAGGTTTCAAGAAATTCTGATTTAACTTTTGCAGTCAACGAATATGATAAGAAAACTACATTAAATAATTTTACAAGCATATATGAAGGTAAAAATAAAAATGTACAAAACTTATTTAGACTTTGGTTAGCCAAACAAAAAAATTCTGATTATGCTTCAGTTACAAAAGCAGTTACTAAAAATCACGTTGCTGCAATAAAAAGTGATCATCAAAAAAGTTTGAGAACTTTTGTATTAAATGGTGCTGATCCTGAAAAAGCAGTTGATAATGATCAGTTAATAAAAAGTTGGTTTAAAGATAATAATAATAAAAAAGTTTATACTGAAACTGAATTTAAAGAATTAGAAGAAACTTTAAGAAAAGATATTACTGAAGCAAGACTTATGTTTGGTGTAAAAAACCATCCAAGGTTTGTGGTTAATAATCAAGAACTCATTGAAAAAACAGTTGGAGCTAAAAGAGTAAGAGAAGTTGTTGAGAATGCTACTAAGAAAATTGCTAGTGATGTTAAGTTTAATGTTTCAAGAGAAAAAGCTTTAGATAAGTTTGAGGAAGATAATAAGATTGCAACTTTTGCTGAAATAGCAATTAGAATTAAAAATGATACAACACCTGAAACTTTAGGTAATATTCCAACTTTAGATTTTCTAAACGATTTATTTCAAGATGATAAACTTAACTCAGCTCAATACGATGCTTTAGTTAGATTTTTAACTAATCCAGCACAGATAGCTGGTAATGATGAAATATATAAAGAGATAAGAGCGCAGCTATATGCAGCTGAAACTGTCGAAGATATGGACAGATTAAATAGAATAGTTCATTTAGACGCTGATGTTTTAGGTGAAATAGGAATTGATGATTATAAATCTATAGCAGCAATCATAGATAAAAATAAAGATAGAGCATCCTTAGAGCAGTTTAAATATTACGGAACTTTAATTGATAAAATTTTAGGTAAAGTAGATAATGTTGCTTTAAGAGACGGGACAGATGTAACTAAACAAGAAGCTATATTTAGATCCGTTGGTGGTAAATTATACGAAGGTTATGTTGCTGAAGGTAATACACCTCAACAAGCTTTTGTAAAAATAGTTGATGGATATTTATCTGATAAAGATAAACTTCCAACTATCTACGATATATCAAGAGTTCAATCATTTAAGATTTCAGTTCCTAGTGCAAATGATCTTAAAAATGGTGGAGCTGCAGGCGTATTTAACGGCTGGCGTACATCAGTTTTTAATAAATATAAAAAAGGTGAAATCAACATAGATACGTTGATGAACGATATAGATAGCCTTAGCGTTATGGAAGAACTTTATGAGGCTAGAAAGATAATTGAAGATGCTAATGCTGGTGATCCAAAATATGTAAGTGGATCAGGTTACGGCTTTTTTGAAAACAATGTTGTTCTTAGTGTACCTAATAAACCAATAAACTAATGACAGATAAAATTTTAGATTTTGAACCAGTACAAGAAGATGTAATCGAAAATTACGAAGAGTTTGATTACTTAACAGATTTTTATTTACCATTTCAAGAACAAGAGGCTAAATATAATTCATCTATCCTTAAAGGTTTTAGAGAAAATAATCTTGATCCTTACGAATATATTGGTGAGACAAAAGTAAATGGCATTCAACCAATTAAACTTTTAAAACCTGAAGAAGAAGAACAAGGTAAAATAGATTATTCTGAAGCTTTTATAGAATTTTTTAAAGATATACCTGAGAGTGTTGCATTATCGACTTTAGAAAATATTGCAAACATAACTAACCTTGGTGTTCAAGCAGTTGGAGTTGCTTCTAATCTTGCATTTAAAGATACAAAGCTTGATAAAATATCTGAC